ACACACTCTATTGCCTACTGGGCCAGTATCCCCAGGAAGCAGATGATGGGTGAGGTCGAGAATGTAAACGCCACTACTTGGATCTTTACGATGAAGAACAAGGCCGGGTGGGTGGACCGCACAGAACAGAGCGTCCAGTCAGAGACCACGATCGATATCTCGATTGAGGACCTGATTGAACAGCTGAAAGAGTTTGGCGTCAACGTCGACGCATTATGAACAAACGCAAACTGGCTACGGCCAAGCGTGTCATGGAGCTAGTCACTACTTATAGGCAGCTCAAAGCAGAGAACCCCTCTGCCTTCTACGTGCCCTATCCATGGCAGGACAAGCTGTACAAGGCTGGGGCAAACAACAAGCAGCGTCTGCTGATGGCAGCAAACCGGGTCGGCAAGACCTACTCGGCAGCGTTCGAGGTAGCCTGCCACGCGACTGGGATGTATCCCGAGTGGTGGGAGGGAGCCAGGTTCGACTACGCACCCAAGATCTGGTGCCTGGGCGTGACTGGTGAGCAGATGCGTGACGTGATCCAGAAAGAATTGTTTGGTGACCTATTAGCCGGCGAGATGTCTGGCGCGATGGTCCCTAGGCATCTTGTCCAGGGAGTGACACCAACGGTGGGGGTCCCCAGGCTAGCCAAGGATGTGCGCATTACACACCCAAAAGGTCAATCGGTGGTGTCGTTCAAGTCGTACAGCCAGGGGCAGCATGTGCTGATGGGCTCGACGGTCGACTTTGCCTGGGTAGATGAAGAACCCCAGGACATCACGATCTACCCGCAGCTGCTGACACGGACAGCGACAGGCAACAAGAACAAAGGCGGCTACGTCTTGATGACCTTCACGCCAGAGAATGGCATGACCCAGCTGGTGACCCAGTTCATGGACGACATCAAGAATGGTCAGTGGCTGGGCAACGTCACCTGGGACGACGCACCACACCTGGACAAAGACACCAAGGAGCAGCTGCTCGACGCGATGCCTGAGTATCAGCGTGAGATGCGGTCCAAGGGGATCCCTGTCCTGGGCGAGGGAATGATCTTCCCGATCTCAGAGGACGCGATCCGGATCGATCCGTTCGCTATCCCCGCACACTGGACAAGGCTCGCTGCCATGGACTTTGGTATCGACCACCCGACCGCAGCCATCTGGGCTGCATACGACTCTGAGTCTGACGTGATCTACATCACTGACGAGTACGCGGTCTCGGGCGAGGTCCCGGCGATCCACGCGGCTGCCATCAAGGCCAGGTATGAGATCCCTGTGGTCTACCCTGCCGATGGCGACCAGACAGAGAAAGGCTCGGGCAAGACCCTGGCGGAAATGTACCGGTCACATGGATTGGATTTGATCGGTCCGTTTACTAACCCCGACGGGACACGGTTCGTTGAACCTGGACTGATGATCATGATGGAACGGATGCGGACAGGACGTCTGAAGGTATTCGGGACATGTGGTCAGTGGTTCTCTGAGTTCCGTAGATACCACCGGAAGAACGGCAAGATTGTGAAGCAGTTTGACGACGTCATTGATGCGTCGCGTTACTGCGTATTGAGTATTGAGCGATTCGGCGAGAAGCCTGGCAACACCAGGGATATCCCCGAGGAACTCTATCCAACGATGGACCTATAGATGGAATACATGCAACCCCTGACACAAGACGAGCTGCGTAAGAAGCTGGAGCGTTACATTGACGCATCAGAGACTCACGTTGACTCCGAGATCGCCTACGAGCGTGTACGCGGCTACGACGCCTACTTCGGTAGACCGTTCGGTAATGAGAAGCCCAACCGCTCGCAGCATATCTCGCGTGACGTGTTCGACGCCGTCGAGTCAGTCAAGTCTGTATTGCTGCAGACCTTTAATGCGTCTGAGTCTGTCGTTCGCTTTGAGCCCAGGGACGAGGACGACGTACCGATGGCCGACCAGGCGACACGGTATGTGAACCATGTGTTCTACAAGCAGAACAACGGCTACCGTCTGCTGACCGACCTGATCCACGACGGCCTGGTGGCCAAGATGGGTATCGCGAAGGTGTACTGGGAGCCTAGCCAGGACGACAGTTATGAGTCTGTGACCGCACCGATGGAAGCGATCGACATGATGTTGTCGCAGCCTAACGTCGAGCTCGCTGGCGAGATCATGGACAACGGCGACGGCACGGCGACTGCTGACATGGTCCAGATCAAGGACACCAGCCAGGTACGGATCGAGGTGATCGCCCCTGAGCGTTTCTTTGTGGACCCGGACGCCGATGACATCGAGTCTGCCAGGTTTACTGCCGACATTAGCTACCTGACGCATTCTGAGCTGATGGAGCTCGGTTTCCCGCACGAGGCGCTGACCGATCTCTCTCCAGACAAGTCGAGCTACAACGAGTGGGAAGAGACCAGCCGTGAGCGTGTGTCTCCGATCGTCAACGACGACCAGGAATACTACCGGTTCTTTGAGTGTTACCTGCGCTGCGATATCGAGGGCACGGGTGAGGAAAACCTGTACCAGATCGCTTACTGTGACGACAAGATCCTGTCTGTCGACCAGGTCGACAAACACCCCTACTACACCTTTACCCCGTTCCCACTGCCACACCAGGTGTATGGCCTGTCCCTGGCAGATCAGCTATTCGATATCCAGAAGTCACGGTCGACGCTGCAGCGTTTGATCATCGACAACCAGGCGATGGCAAATACCAGCCGAGTGGTGGCCAACCTATCGATGGTCAAGAACCCACGGGAGCTGGTCGACAACAATATTGGTGGGGTGATCAACTCATCCGACCCAAATGCAGTCGTACCGATGCCGACCCCGTCGTTGTCCCCTGCTGCGTTCCAGACAGACGAGCTGTTTGCCCGTGAGAAAGAGGCCCGCTCAGGCGTCAGCCGGATCTCGAATGGGATCGATCCCCAGGCATTGAACGGCAACAACTCAGGCAAGCTGATCGAGGCCCTGGGCACGATGGGCAACCGCAAGGTCATGACCATGGCCCGTCACCTAGCGGAGCTATGCCTACGTCCATTGATGAATGAGATGTATCGCCTGGCGCTACAGTTCGAGACCAAGCCTCAGACAATCCGCGTCGGCGGTAAGTTCATGCAGGTTGTCCCATCGGAGCTCGGCGAGCGTGCCGATATGACTGTCCGTGTCGCACTGACACCAGACGAGTCCCGTGACCAGGCACAGGCAATGGTCGCACTGCATCAGATGATTACCGGTGATCCGCTATACGGCGACAAGCAGCGCCACGCACTCCTCGCTGAGACGGCTGCACGGATGGGTATCGCACAGACAAGCGCTTACCTGATGTCTCCAGAGGACCCTGAGTACCAGCAAATGCAGCAAATGAACCAGCAGCAACAGCAAGCGATGCAACAGCAGCAGTCGCAGATGGCTCAGATGCAGTTCCAGTTGCAGCAGCAGGCGCTTCAGATTCAGCAAATGAAGGTGAACTACGACTTCCAGATCGACCAGGCAACCCTGGCTCTCAAAGAGAAAGACGCCAAGGTCAAGTACGGCCTGGTGGATGAGAAGCAGGAGCACCAGGCAGCGATGGATCTCGCGGAGCTGCAGCTCGAAGAGCAACAAAACAGGAACGTCACGATATGAGTTTGTACATCTGATGGCTGGTAAATGGTTCTCTGCTGCGCTGAACGCGGCTCGATCACTGCAGCAGCCGAAGGGCAAGCCTGATCAGATGATCAGCACGCTGCGGAAGCAGCCTGGCGTTAAGCAGGAGGAGATGAATTTCCTAAGCCTGGACGAGCTGTTTAATGGCAAGGACATTGTCACAGCAGAAGAGCTCCAGCGTGCGATCAAGGCGCGTCTGAGTGGCACCGGCATGACTGTCAACGAGTCGATCGGAGTTCATCTGCCGATGGGGAATCCTACGCAGACGGTTCCAGGGTTACAGGTCAATCGTCGCACCGCTAGTGGTGATCTGGAGACTGACCAGAACACACTGTTTGGCGCTTACTCGATGGCTTCAGAAGATATCGGAAAGATTAGCCCAGGCGAACGGCTCAAGTCGCTCAAGGGGCATAACTACGTCGAGCGTGTGCCGCAGGCTGGACACAGTGACCACGCGTATGACTACCACACCAGTGGCGACCATTTCCCACACGATCTGCAGCCAGTAGTTAAGGGTCGTCCACGTTTAAACATTGGTCACACACGCGGATTTGATGGCGAGCTGGTTGTACCAAATACTGCGTCAGACGAGGTCGCGCCTGTGTTTGTATTGGACGAAGTCCAGTCTGACCTGATGCAAGACATCCACAAGAAGAACAGAGATCTGCGGCAGCGTGAAGAGAATATCGCGTCAGAGGTCTCACAGTTTGATCCAGACGTGTCACTAGCATTGAACGAGCGCTGGAAGAAAGACCAAGTTAAGGATATTGAGGTTCAGAAAGTTCTCGATAAATTGGTCGAGAATGGCACGTTCGAGATTGTGGACCAGCCTGGTGAGAACGTAGAAATTATTAGCGCGATCACTGGTCGATCACTTGGGTTCGGAACTCAACGCGAGGCAATGGAGCAAGCAGCAAATTTTGTAGAGCAAGCAATGTTGCCGCAGAGCAAGTACAGCGACGATATTGTCAGCTTGTTCGTTGATGGATTTAAGGATCCCTATCCAATCGAGGAAATCATCGGTGAGATGGATTACGGGTCCAGCCCTCTGCAACAGATTATCGATGAACAGAATTTCCTGGCAGCTGGTCGTAAGAACTTGCCGTACCAGAAGTCATGGCCTGAACTGTTGTTGAAGGATGCGATGCAAGAAGCAGTGGATCGCGACGCGCCATACCTTGCTTGGTTAGATGGAGAGCGCCAGGCTGGTCGCTACGGTCCAGAGGACGGCGTTTGGGAAGGACTGAAGTCGTTTTACGACAGGCGGCTACCGAACAGCAAGCTGTTTAAGGAGCTCGGCCTGGACAAGCCACAACGTGGTCGCGTCATGCTGAAGAATGATTTCTTCCCCAGACAGGATAACTCTTGGATCGTGAAGCTGCCTCCTGAGGTCAAGGAGCAGATCCGCAAGAATGGCCTACCACTATTTAGCCTGGGCGCATTAGCGACCTACGGTCCATACCAAAACCAGGGAGCTCTATATGAGTAAGGCAAATAAAGCATTTGCAATTCCAGCAGCAGCGCGTGAGCTCCTCGAGCAAGTCAGTCGCGCCCTGGAAATCAAGCAGATGGCGAAGCGCCCTGCTCCAATGCAGCAAGGATACGCGCCTGCCTATCAGCCGCTAGATCTGTCGCCTGAAGGCTACAAGCTCACGCAGGGCATCTTCCCGCAGCGCTCGATCATGGATAACAACCCACGCCTGGCAGCTGGTGACAGCTACGGCAAGGGCGGACGGATGCAGCAGCTGGTCGAGAACCAGGGAGCTCTCTCTGATGTCCTGGCTGGCCGTATTGCTCCCAGGGTTGGTGATGAGAATGGTTACTTCTATCACGTTGGACCGATCTATGAATCGCTGCGTAAGGCTGGTTTGAGTGAGCAAGAAGCGCTCGACTACG